GTATCTGATCCTCGTTCAATTGCAATTGGATATAACATCTCAACACTCCATGCCCTTGGCATAAACATATCGCCCACTGCGTTATGATTAGTTGTAAGGGATATAGTATTTAAAGTCGGGAAACAGCGGGTCAATTTAGACCCGCTTGTTTCAAAATGCTTTTAACAGTTCCGTTTGGTAAATCCTTTTTAGGATGTGGGATTGTAACTAACCCCTTTTTGGTTGGGTGTTTAAAGTGATGATGACTTCCTGAAACCCTAACCTCATACCAACCATCTGCTTCAATCATTTTGATTAAATCCAGACTTTTCACACCAATCCCTTATTAACTTGATGAGATAATAATAACCCTAGAGTTATTATATGTAAATAACTCTAGGGTTACTTTTTTGAGGACTTGGAATTTATTTTTTTATGGGCTTCATCTAAAAACAAGTTATCCAATGCAAAAATACAGTCATTAAAGATATGAGCAGCTACTGGTAAATCATTATGCTCTGCATAGACATTGATTGCCTGCTGATCTAAAGATAACGGGATGCCCTGCTCATACCGTCTGGATCTGGCAATAGTACTAAATGCCGAAAAAATAGAGTCAGCCGCATGCGAATATTCTGGCGGATCCGGAATACGGCCACCTAAGAACTTGATTTGCTCGATTTCGTGCGGCGTTTTCGACGCATACGTTTTTTGATATTTGTAGAGCTCGATGACTTTCCCAGAATTAAAGCCTTGTCCTTGTCTGCGTCTTCCTGAATCTTCTGGGCCTGTTCTTTAATGAATAGCCAGATTGAAATACCAATATCACCAAGATTAAGAAGCTTTGAGGCATTCTCAGGTGTATAGGGCTTTTCAGACTCAACAGTTTTACCGTCTACGATTTCGGCAAATACCACACCCTTCCAGTCTTCTATTAAATGGGCAGCACATGCATCCATTAACAACTCGTGATAAAGCTTGGCATCTTCATCTTTGACCATTACATCGTAGCCCTTAGACGAGATCTGGTTACCTGCTCGTTCAATGGCTACCTGAAAAGGCTTATAAGCGATACCACGGACTTTGAACTCTGCCTGTACTTCGCCATCAACCCCCTTGTATTCACACCATTTTGATACGTCCGAGCTTTTAATAATTCCGACTTTTAAAGCCATAACAACCTCTGAAATTTTAGAAATAAAAAAGCCCATGGGATTCCATAGGCTTTGTTACTGAATGAGCTGATTAAACAAGAGCACGCACAATCGTTGGCGCTGTACGGACTTGGGCAAAGTTGATGTCTACAGTAATAATGTCGTCACCACCGCCATCTGGGTGATTGGCTTCCATGACTTCCAGTTGCGGGAAGTTAAACGAATATTTACTGCCTTTGCTGTCTTTAATATCAAAGGTCAATGTAAACACATCTCGGGTTTTAATGGCATCAATCCACCCTGCTGAAGTTGACGAGAACATGAAAGAAGCATTCGCCTCAATATCCATCATCTTTTCAATATAGAACTCTGGTGTGTACTTACCCGAACCGATACAACGGATTGCTTCAAGGTTGTTATTGATAGAAATGGTAAGAGACTGTAGACACGCTTTACCCTGAATTGACTGGCCGTTTACAAGCAAGTTTTCCACGTTTGGCATACTGACCAGTGGACGTGTTGAAGCTGCAACCGGATTTACAACAGGGTTGACTTGCTGTCTAGTAAATGAGCTACCTACAAGACCAAAGTTACCAGTGATCTTTCCTGTAGTCTGGATAGTAATTTCACCAGAATTGACCTGAACTCCACGGTAAATAAACACCTGCCCAATATCTTCAAAAACTTTAACTAACGTTAATGATTTTCGAACAGTACCGCCAATTGTTAAGCTGTTTGTCGCCCAGTTATTAAAGGCTAAAGCACTTAAGAATAAGTCAAATGTTCCAAGAGATAGTTCAAACTCTAACTGCCCTGCCACTTCGGCTTCAGTAACTACCCCGCCTTGTCGATAGCGTGAATCCACTACTTCGCTGCTTTCTTCAGTAGATACGTTTTCTGATAAGCCATCTGTTACTCTTCGAACGGTGTACCAAATTGGATTTGCTGGAGTCGTCCCTAATACTGCTTCTTCACAAGCATATAATCGAATTTTTGCGCCTGAACTCATTTATGGTTCTCCAAAATTTAGGCAATAAAAAACCCGCTGAAATAGCGGGTCATTAAAGTGTTTCGTCTGTATCCGAGATTTCTGGCGGTTCCACACCATTCATGGCTGCAGCTACAGCCTCGGATAAATTTGTTGGTTGAAAGTCTATAGGAGTCTCTGTTGGAATAATTTCGGAATCTGGCTCAGGTTCCTCATGTAATCGAATATCGATCCAACGGGTTAATGGAATATCCATTGGATTTTCATGATCAGCAACAACTGCAGCAAGCTCAAAATCAAATTTACGCTTATAGGTCTTAATTGAAATGTCGCCATTTTCTAGAGTTGAATACTCTACGGCAACCACTGTATTACCGTTGGCATCTTTGGGTAACTCAATGTACCAACCTTCTTGAGCAAAACCCAAAGAACCTTTTAGAAGATAATTACCTACATCAATTTTTTCAAATTCAACCGGCTGTTTTCTTGCTTGGTCATTTAATTCTATTGAGTCAGCAAATAACTTAACGATTGGTGAAGATGACTTAATAAACCCATTTGCATCTACGGTAGTATTTGACTGTGTCCAAAATTTATACCAAGAACTCCATGCTCCCCCCAATTTACGACGAATTGAAGGAGAAATTAATTTAGTGTCTCCTCCATTACCATCGAACGAAATTTGTGTCTGATAATTAGGACCATCAGATGCTAGATTTAATTGCAGTACTGTTTGCCATTGAGAAGTAGTGCCTGAGTTCGTCCAAGTTTGCCCAGAATAAATACCACTCGGTAAGTTTGCAGTATTTAAATCAATACTATTCGTAGCCTGTAGAGTGTTTAATCCTAGACCAAAATTATTGTAAGTTTTACCAGTACGATAAATATCGCCACCAGCAGAAATAAAAAGGTTTGCAGCCTCATTTCCAGCTGTAACCTGATTAAATGTTGGTAAAGAGCGAAGCTTACTATTAAAGATAGTTGTATTTGCTGTCACATTTAAAATGCCCGCTCCCGCATTAGCCGTATCACCGCCTGTAGCAAGCAACCGAACATCGTAATCAGTAGGAGCTCCAGATGTGTGAAAATCAATAAAAGTATTGCCCGCTACTGACGTTGAACCCATTTCTATAGCAGTGGCAGAGGAGCTTGCTGATGTACCTAAATCTAACCGCTGCGCTCCCTGACAATTAACAAGAATACCTGTCACACCAATTACATTTCCATCTGCATTTCCAATATTGGCTGCAGCAGCTGTACCTGCACCTTGAACTTGAGAAAGCTGTGGATTTAAGTTTGGAATACCCGAGGCAAATGGCAGCATAAACTGCCGTTTTCCCTGCGAAGCGTTATATGGGAATGGCCGATGATCCCAACTAAATTTAAAAACAAGATTTGCCATTATGCTGTCACCCCATCAATCACTTGGAAAATCAAAGTATCTGTATGCTGGGTAACTCCATTCACGACAGCCTTAATATCCATCTGACACAGTCCTAAAGGCCATGCTGCTGTACTGCTTCCCGACTTCACATTTAACCAACCTTTCTGTGTACTTTGATTTAATGCAGCACAAGTCAATGTTGCTACTGCTGCGCCATCGGCTAAGGCTTTAACTTGTGAAGTAAATGTATAACCGGTTAGATCAATTGCACGACGGATATCATCGGGTGGATATTGCAAAGTTTCATCCATATCAACTAGCTGAAGATTTAAGTTGAAAGTGTCACCACGCTTAAAAACATGATTGCTCATAAGTGTTTCCTTTAGACATAAAAAAACCACCGATGAGGTGGTAGTGAAAGATTGGTTTGTTATGTGCTTTAGTTAACTAAAAAACTTATTGATACATTGTATTGAATGAAGTCAGCATCTTTACCCGCATAAATAGATTGGCCATTCAAACATTCTAAGTGTTCGATTGTGAAATATTCAAAATGAGCAAGTAATGCATCACTCAGTTTTGTGATTTCGATTATTCCTGAATTGGGACGTGCAAAGCATTGAATCATAATATTACCGGTACGGCGAGTACATGGCTTATCTGCAATGCCAGAAGTAAAACTGGGACCACCTGCAATCGTTAAGCGGCACCACAAACCTTCCTTTGGAACCTTAAAGCCTGGTAAATTTGGATACTGGATTCTGTCTTGCGTAATACCGGTAAAAGCTTGCATACGATCGATAATAGCTTGCCTTGTCTGCTCTAAAGTCATTGCCATTTTAGCCGCCATACTTCTGAGAAATAAAGGTAAAGGTGGTGTTGTAAATTCCTTGTGGTGCTTGATCAGACCACCCATTTTCTAAGCGCTCTGCATAAGGCTGGTTGTTCTGGATATAAACTAAATTGCCCAACTTAAACTTCACGGCTTGAATAGCGGCATCTTGAATTGGGTTAGTTTCAGGTCCACGTATGCCATAGTCACCAGATCCAACCGAAACCATATGTGAAGCACGGTATGCACCAGTATCGACGGGACTTAAATTAACTAAAGATTGCACAGTATCCATAACAATATGCTTCACATGGTCTTCTGCTGCTTTAGACACATCAAGACTAAAACTAGACGGCTTTTTCCCCTTCCATCCCATGCTTTACCTCACTTTCTTCATACA